CTAGCCCTTACCCGCCAACAGCGCATTCTTGTTTGCGCTGCCGTAGGTCGTGCCGGTGTAGAAAGCCACACACCCGGCCCAGACTGCCGACAACTGACCCACCATGACCATGACAATCTCGTTGCCCTTCAGTTCCGGGTGGAAAAACAGCAGGCTCAGGATGCCGAAAAACCCCACGGTCACCATGACGGTGAGCACCGCGGGCATCTTGCTATGGGTGGCGATCTGCATCTGGCGGGCGCTGTCTTGGTTCTTGTACTCCAGTTCAGCATACTTGAAACCGCGCTCTTTCTCCTGGTTCTGGTATTCCAGTTCCAGCTTGCGGATTTCGGCCAGGTGCTCTTGGCTCAATTGGCCATCTTTGAACAGCCGGGCGATGTTGTCTTGCGTGGGCTGCTCCACGCCAAGGATTGAGCCAAGCGCAGAGACAGCCGCGCCAGCCAAGGGGCCGCCCAGGGCAGTGGCCACCGTTGGCGCCAGGGTCTTGAGTGTTTCGAGCCAGTTCATTGGTATGCCCTCGTTCCTTTGTTGTCGATCACCAGCGCTTGACGCCGGGGTTTATCTGAAAAGCTGACATGCACCCACTGGTTGAACTCCAAAATGCACTTGTCATAGGCGATGTCGCTGCCGGTGATTGCACGCATGACAACTTCTGGAGCGCCAAAGCCTGGGCACTTAATGTCCGCTGCGTTGCCCTTTGGGTGGTCTTTTGACTCAAAGTAGAGCCGCCAGGAGCCCGCGTTTACCTGCAAGCCGTGTTTGGTACACCATGCGGCATAGGACTTATCGCAGATGACACGTTCAAGCGCTTCGCATCGATACCCGCTTGATACGTTGATTGCATTGGCATTCAGCAGGACGCGCACCCGCTCCAGCCCTGCCGCCGTGCGCTTGAGGTTAGCCACCACTTCAAGCGGAGGATCGTTGTTGATTCCTTCGCGTGCTGCCGTTTGGCTGTCGGTTAGTTCAGCCAGGGTGAAATGGGTGGATAGGTTCATTTGCGCTTCTCCACCAACCGGTCTAGCTTCTGGTCCATGCGCTCCAGCGCATTGCGCAGCAGCGTAAAAGCCTCTCCTGTCGTCTTGTCTTGTCGCTCGTCACGCTCATGTTGGGCGATGACTTGCGACTTCAGCACTTCCACATCCTTCTTGATGTCTGCTACGGCATTGATGACTATGCCGGTCTGCACAAGCATGGCGAAGATCAGGGATAGAGGGACTTTCTTGTCCAAGTGCCATTTGCTGTCATCGTTAAGCGCCACGGGAATCCTCCTGCTTTTGTTGAATGAATGTGATTGATGACCCATGCTCTAGGGCGCGTTGCACCACTGCGTCTGGCCGGGACATAGGCCCAAGGTCCACACCGCAGCGCATCAAGATTTCGCGTGTCAGCGCGGCGCATTCGGTCAATGTGCCTGCTGGCAACGGGCTGAAGAATGCCCGGATGGCGTCCCACTGGCTGTAGGGTGTATCAAGAGCGATAGCCACCAGCGCACGGGCTTGCCATCCCCATTTGGCGTGGCGCATGGGTAGGTGGTAGAAGCTGCCAATCGTGGATAGTGGCACGCGGTGGACAACGGGCTGCACGGCCTCCACGGCGTAAACGCGACCATCGACAGGGTCCACATCAATCACGCCCACGTGGCTGTAGGTGGACAGCGTAAACGCGCGCACCAGCATGACCTTGATGTCTTTCCAGCTACCACACCCGCCGTGGCTCTGCGCGAAGATATCGCCAGATCGGAACGTGGGCCGCTGCTGCTTGTACGGAGCGGCTGGCGCATCGCGCTTTAGCTTGTGTAGGCTGCTCATTTGTAGCGCTCAGTGGGCTGCACTTCTGCATCCAATATGGTGGTAGCGCGGCCCACAGCCAGCGCGCCCGCAGCCTCCAGCGCCTGCACTCCAGCCCTGGTGTCGGCACGGTCAAGGTCGATGAACTCGGCTGCATTAACCTTGTTCAGGTATCGGCGCATGGTGGCGGCCTGCGTCGTAGACCCTATGCTTGCTAGATCAATGCCGATGGCTTCGGCATCTGTGAAGCGATTGAGAAAAGCAAGTTGAGTAATGTGCCGGGGGGCCGCAATGGGTTCCGGTTGTGTGAAAACGCCATCGGCGTAGATTTTCCCGAGCCGTGACCCATCCATGTTTTCAATTGCAATCATGTCGGGCGCATCTATTGCGCTGTGTAGCTCCGTCTCTGCGAAGCAGATGCCTGTTGTCAAGCTGATTTGTGCGTAATACATGGTTAATACCTTTCAATCAATTCCCAGCTACCGCGCACAAGCGTCCCGGCACTGCATGGCGCGGTGGACACCGTGATGGTTGTTGAGTTTGTTAAAAACATGGAGATTGGCACCGTCCAAAGTGGCGTGCTGGAATCTGCGCCGACACCACCCCAGACCAACTGGCTCTTGGCCGTCACCACAGCACTGACGGTGACCGTGGTGCCCGTGTTGCCGGTGTATGACACCGCCCCGCGCTGGATAGATTTGATTGCGCGTGCGCCTGTGGGTTGCCAATTCGTTGTGTCTGTAACGGGGTCGGTAGCGCCTGCGCCTGCGGTCTTGCGCATGTAATACTGGTAGTCTGTAGGGCTGAAGACGACCACACCAACGGCGTATGTAGTACCGGTGACCCATGCCTTTGGGGCGCCTCCGATGAAGTCTGATAAAGCGCTCATTTAAAGAAGCCTCCAAGTTCCGTTGATAAATTGCAGCTTGATAGCCGGGATATTTACGTTGTCAACGACCATTGGCCCGGTGATGCCCATGAGGGTTTGCCCATTGGGGTCGATGACGTTGGTATAGATGCCGTTAGCGGCTATCACGCTGACCCATGCGTCGGCTGCGGGGGACGTGGGTAGCACGATGCGCTGCGGCGCCACAAGGCCAGCGCCACGGGTTACCGTCGCAGTGGTTGTGGTGATGCGGCTGGTAGTGACCAAGCCTGCTTCGGCCTGCACATCATCGATATAAACGCCACTGACACCATCGCCCGTGTAGCTGCTGCTGGCGTTTAGGTACATGACGGCGCGCATACTGGTGCCAGCCGTGGTGCTGGGTGTGCCAGCGATACGGCAGTCATACCAGCCATTGCCCATGTAGACCATGGATGCCTGCACGCCAGACCCATTGCCCGCGTTGGTCAGGCTCTGGGGTGATCCGGTCGCCAGGTTAAAGACGCAGTTAATACCGTTGCCGCTGTTATCGTCAAAAAGCACTTGCACGAGTGTCCTGCCCGCTGACTTGAGGTACATGGACAAGCACTGCGGAACAATGTTGGAAATGGTCGGTATGCTGAGTATCAAATAGCGTGTCGCCAAGCCGCTGCCTTCGGTGAACTTGCTGGCGTTTACATTGCCGTCCACGCCCATCGTGACGTTGTTTGTCGCAGTGATGCTGACGTATGTCCAATTAGCACCACCCTGCGTTTTGGACGCCAACGCGTAGTTAGTAGCAGCGGCCTGGGCCGTGGTATTGGTTAGCGCAAGGCATTGGCCGCTGATAGCTTGCGTTACCGATGCGGTGATGACCTGTGCCGGGGCATTGACCGAAACGGGCGCCCAGTTTGTCGCATCACTGGCCGGGTCCGTGGTGCCTGCGCCAACGGTAAGGCGACGGTACACCAAGCCGTTTGCAGGGCTGTAGCGACGGTCGCCAATGGCATAGGTGGTGCCCGATACCCATGCTGTCGCGCCTGCGTAGCTTGCAGCCAGTGCGGTGCTGGCGTCCACGGCCAGCTTGTTTATGGCGACGGCTACGGCATCGGCCTGGGCGTTCAAAGCGTTGCTATACGTAGCGTCAGCAAGGGCCTTGGCCCCGGTGGAATACTCGTTGTTGGCCCAGCGCAATTGCTCCAGTTTGCGTGCTGAAAAACTGGATCGGTCTGCGGGGTCTGGAAGCGGCAAAAGCGCCGACGTGATGGCTACAGGTGCAACGATGGTCATGCTAAATGAGTCCTCTAACAGTGAGTGATAGGTTTGCGTGTGCAGGGCCTGCTGCCGTAAAGTCAGCAGTACCAAGACCAAACGCGCTGAGGTAGTCGTAACTAGCGCTGCTGCCGATGACCCAAGCGCAGGGCTTACCCACCAGGCGGTAGACCACATCCACTGCGGCCTGGGCATCGTCCAGCGACATGAGCACGCATTCACCGCTCAAGTTTTTCGCGGAAAGGCCCTTGACGATGGTGGTGTTGCCGTATTCATCTACCTTGATGCGGCTGTAGTCCACGGGCTGGGCTTTGAATCCGTACTGCGGCGATCCAATGTCATTCCACAGCCCTGGGGCAAAGATGCCGATTGCCGCTGTGCCGGTGGTGGGCGATGGCGTGAGAGTGATTTCTACTTGCGCGTCATTGGGGTACAAATCTGCGATGCGCAAGCTGTCTTGCTGTCTTGGCACGCCAAAGTAAAACTCCCACATCAGATCGCCCGTGAGGTAGGTACTCAGGCTGTATGTGGTGTCTGAGTACACAGCCAGACTCGTGGCGTTTTTGCACACTATGCGCAGGCTGTCACCCACCAGACCAGCGAAAAACATTCCGGTGATGATTCCGGGCTTGATGGTGGCTGTCAGTGTTCCCGCATATGTGGTGGCTGTAGACCGGTAGTTGTCGTACGCCGCCCATTTGTTTGTGGGTCCGCTGTCAAACCAGCGCGCAGGCGTAGCCTCTGGCAAACCGGCGTCTACCCCTGTCGCAAGGGAAGCATAGACGCGGTGAGTGGTGCTTCGGGTTACGAGTTCGCCAATGGCATAGCTCTCGGTCGCCAGCCATGCGATCTCGCTTGGCGCTGCGCCAATGTCGGCCCAATTTGTCGTGTCCAAATTAGGCGTCACCGCGCCTGCACCGGCAATCAAGCGGTTGTATTTGCGCCCAGCGTACAGCCGTTTCTCACCCACGGAATAGGTGGTGCCGGTGACCCATTTCATACCCACCGGCTCGGCGTTGGAGTCGGTCCAATTAGTCGGGTCTAGATTGGGCGCGGTAGTGCCCGCTCCAGCCGTGCGCCGGGTGTATTGGCGCCCGGTGGCTACCAAGCTGCGCACGTCACCGATAGCGTAAGTAGTGCCTGATACCCACAGGGGGGACGATGGCACCGGCTCAGATACCGAGCATGCAATGAGCATGCTGTCAGTGATGGTGATGGGGTCTAGGACTTGCGCGGTCATATGGCTGTTGTCCCTAGTGGCTGCCCGCCGTTGGCAGCGGCCTCCAGTACGCGGGCCATCTTTGTTGTTGCAGTAGCCGTGGTGTTTTGGCTGGAGCCCTGTGCGGCCATTTCGGCGCGCAGTGCGCGTATTTCTGCCACCAGCTCTGCGTTGTCAGGGCGCAGCATGGCGCTTGTGTTTTGGGCACTAAATATCCGCGCTGGTGGCAGATTGACAAGTTCTGGGCCTTTTTCTCCCACCATGGCCCACCCACCAGCGTGGTCCCCACCGCTTGCAAATGCGGGTATCACTGCGCCGGTTATGGTGTTGGTAGTGTGTAGCTTGCTGATAATCTCTTTGGACACCCAAGCATTCAGCGCGGGTATCGCCGCAATCGCAGCCGCCGCATTCTTAATTAGCTCAGCCTGCCTCCATGCCTCAAAAGCTGCCGTGTCTTGCGCAACCCTTTCGGCCTCTGTGCGCGTGTCTTTTGGCGCGCCACCACCCGGCCCTACGCCTGCCACAGTAGACAAAGCGTTTACGGTACGCGCTACCAACAGCGCCTGTTCAAGGGCGGTTTTGCTATTGTCTTTGCCAGCCGCTACCAGGGCCTTTGCAGCTTCGGGCAGCGATTGCAGCGCGCCAAGGTCGTGCGCTTGCGCTTGTGCCAACTTGATAGCGAAGTCTGCTTGCAGCGCCGCAAATTTCTGCGGGGAGCCTTCGATTAACGTTTTTCGCAAATCATCCATGGTCGCGGCCACGGCCTTAGCCGCAGTGGCCCACTCTGACAGGGCTTTGCTGGCTGTGCCGTCATTACCTACACCGCCACTGGGGCCGCTGCGGCCGGGGTCGTTGGTGACGCTTCCGCCTACGATCCCACTACTGTCACCAGCGCCGCCACCACCGCTAGACGCTGCGCCAGGTTTCGAGTTCACAAAGTCAAAAATAGCTTGCTGGTTTTTTAGCAATAGCGCTTGCGTTTTTGCGTCCGCCGTCTTGAAGAGTGACAACACGGATTCTTTAGTAGCCCCCATGATGGTGGAGAGGTCCGCATTTAGGCCGCTATCGGCAAGTGTTTTCTGTAGCTGCTCCGCTTGGCTTTGCCGCTGCTGGTCCGGGGTACCCCAGTTGCTGATAGCCGACTGCATGGCTTGCCGCATTGACGATGCAGAAGCGGCCGCCGCTGACGCGGCATTCGCCGCAGAGGTCGCCATTGCGTCAAACGCCGGGGCCAATGCCAGCAACTGCGCCACAAACTTTTGCCCACTCTCTGTGCTGATGTCTATGCCGTCTACTAACTTGCGGAACGCTTCGCGGCTATCAGGGACGGCCACGCCCAGCGCGGAGAATTGTGCGGTCAGTGTTTCGGTGCTCTTGGCCGCGCGTTCGCTCTCGCTGTAGAAATGCTCATAGTAGAAGCCCACCGATGCGTTGAGCTTGTCCAACCCGCCAAAGGCATCTACGATGCCAGCGGCTGCGGCTGCGCTGTCGGCACTGGCGGTGAGCGCGGCGTAGCCCAATAGGTCAAGACCCTGGTTTACAGATACAAGGTCGGCAGCCACGCGCTGCAATGTGGCGCTTGCGGCTTCACCGGGCTTGGCAAGGCTTGCAAGGTCTGCATAGGCTGATGACACCATGTCATCAAAGAATCCGCCAATGGCTTTATCAATCGCGGCCTTGGCTTGCTCGGGGTCAAGACCGGCCAAGCTGACATCAATGGCCTTGGTGAAGCTGTCTATGCTGGTGGAGCTAAGACCGATGGCGGCGGCATAGGCCTTGATGGCGGCGGTGCCTGCCTTGGTGGTGTCGCTGATGTACTGGGTAGTACCTGCGTCGGCCATGCTCCAGTCGCGGTTCGTCGTGGTGCCACCACCGAATAGCCCACCCTGTTGCTGGAACTGGCGGTATGAACTGGCGGAGCCGCTGGCAACGCCGCCAGAGCCTAGTGTTGCGGTGATTCCGCTGCCGGTTGGGGTAATTTTGTAATCCATGGCCTTGGCCAGCGCGGAGATTGCGCCGATTCCAATGGCAATCGGACCAAGTGCGCCTGCGATCTGGCCCAATCCTGATGCGATAGCCGTTCCGGTGCCTTGTGCAATGGACGCCAGGCCACCCTCTACGGACAGGCCGATGGTGGACCCGAGGCTGTTGATCGTCGAGCTAAAACCAGCAGATAAGGAGCTACCGAATGCGCCCGTCAGGCTGCCAAGTCCACTTAGCGCACTGCTTGCGCTACTCACGCCACTAGCGGCCTGCGCAACGGGGGAGCCACCTACCACCGATGCGTAAACCTGCATCACTAGCGGCTTTAGCGTGGCTTCGTAGATTGCAGACAGTAGGGCTTTTTTGAGCGTGTCGCCAATGATCTTGGCTGCGCTTCCGCCCTCGGTAGCCCAGGCGGTGAAGACCTCGCGGCTGATGCGGTCGGTTTCTTCCCAGCCGCGTTTCCATTCTTCATTGGAAGCCTTCGCAGCGTCTACTGCGGCTTCTTTGGCAGCGCCCGTGCGCAGCAAGCCAGCGCGCTCGCGCAGGGCGGCCACTTCGGATTTGATGGCCTCGGAGTAGTTTCCGCTCTGGTCGATTTCATCGGCGGCCAGCAGCGCGCGCTCTTTGGCAATGGCCATTTCTTCCAGCCGCGCAGCGCCAAGCTCGGCTACCGCTTCGGTGGTAAGCCCAATGGCGGCCACACGGTCACGCTCTTTGGCGGTCTCGTCTTGGGCGGTACTGGTGCGCTTTTGCTGCGCTTCGATCACATCGGCCAGCTTGCCCACGGTCTCCAGGGCAATGTTGGCCTCGTAGGCGGCCCGCACCATGTCATTCATGGCCGGGTTGGTTTTTTCGTTGATGGCGGCGGCCGTAGATTTCAGGTAGACATCAAGCGCGGCTTGTGACTTGCTCAGATCCATGTTTTTGGCGATCAGCTCATCACTGGCTTTGCCAGCGGCCTCCAGGGCCTTGGCCCACTCTTTAGCGGCCTCTTGCTCGCCTGCGAAGGCGTTGCCGGTTTCTTTGGCGGGGCCTGCCACATTGCCGCGCTTGGCGATGGCTGCGGCGGCTGCCTTTACGCCGGCGCTGTCTTGCGTGGGCTTGGGTTTATCTGCCTTTACTTTGTCGTCTGCCAACCCCTGCAACACCTGACGGTAGGCCATGGTGGTATTGATTTCTGCCTTGACGGCGGCCAGGGCGTCTACACGGCTCTTGATGTAGGCTGCATTGCCGGACTCGCGGGCGACGACAAGCGACTTTTCCAAAGAGAGCATCAGATCCGTTTGCTCCGTTAGCGCCACGTTGTTCTTGTGCATATCGTCGCCAGTGAATAGGGTCTGTATGCCCGCGATCACCGCGGCGAGCTTGCCGCCTTCTAACGATGCCTCTGCCATAGCCTTGACGGTAGCGCCAAGGCCCTTGACCAGATCGCCCCCCAGGGTGACAAACAGCCCCTGGCCCGCTAGGTTGATCCTGTGCAGGTTGTCGTTGAATTCTTCAGCGTTTTTGGCGAAGTCCGCCCCCATGACAATGCCAAGCTTTTGGGCTTCATCGCCCATCTCGCTCAGTCCTTTTGACCCGGCGTTGAGCAGCGGGATCATGTCGGTTCCGGCCTTGCCAAATAGAGCTACGGCTACGGCGGCTTTGTTGGCGGTGTCGCCACTCTGAGAAAAGCTGTCCGCCAGCTTGACCAGCACGGCGTCTGCGCCCAGGATGTTGCCCGACGCATCTTTGACGCTGATGCCAAGCGCTTTGAACACAGCGGCCTGCTCTGCGCTGCCACCGGCGGCTGCGCTGATGCTGACGTTGAGCTTTTTGAGCCCGGTGGCGAGTGATTCGGTGGACACGTCGGCCAGGCCGGCGGCGTAGTTGAGCTTGCTCAGACTCTCCACCGCCACGCCGCTCTTTTGACTGAGCTTGTTGAAGCTGTCCGCCAGGTCGATGGCCGCCTTCACATTGCCTGCAAAGCTGAGCGCAGCGCCTGCCAGGGCACCAGCACCGGCAAGCGCACCAAAGCTGTTGCCGACCGACGCAATAGAGCTTTGCAGCTTGCCTGCCTCGGCCGCTACTTTGCCAAAGACGCCGCTGGCGTCATCGGTAGCACTGATGCGGATGCCAATGTCATTGCTTGCCATGTGTCGCGCCTCTAGTGTTTTTGGTCTTGTTGCTCTTGTCTCTCTCGGGCCTGGTCTGCCCACACTTCAAGGCTGGCGCGCTCGGCGGCCTGTATGCCTTTGAAGGTGTCTGTGCGCTCGCTACCTTGCACACCAGCTTCGTCCAGATAGGCGCGCACGCCCGCGTAGTCCAACCCAGTGGAGCCGCCCATGCCTGTGCGCCATTGCGTTTGCACGCTTTGCCAGTGGTTCCAGGCTTGCACGTTGTCTGGCCACAGGTAGGCAACCTCGGGCTCTGGCGCCTGCAGGCCCGCACGGAACAGCACAGACATGCCGGGGCCCTGGGGGAGCTTGGCGGGGTCTGTGTTGTCATGGGCGCTGCTTTGGGCTACTTGGCGGGCGAGCGCGGCTAGTTTTTTTCTTTGGCGCCTACTTCAAGCATGTAGGTGTTAAACGCCAGGTTGGCGACACCGCGAATCTTGAACAGCAGGCGCAGGTTTTCTTCACTGAAGTCCATGGGTTTGTCGTCCGCATCGCGCACGCCGCCCCAGCCAGTGACTACGTCGACCATGAAGTCGGCGTAGATGAGTTCGTCTTTTGCCTTGAGCTTTTGTTGGATTTGTTCGGTGTCTAGCCGATGCGCGGTGAGGCTGAAGTCAAACGACTGGGCCACGCCGGCCGCGTCGTTGATGGCGCCTTTGACCTTGAAACCTACGGTGTCTGAAACAACAATTTTGATAGCCATGAGAAAAGCCCGATCTATAAAAACATGCAGCCCGAGTGGTAAGGGAGTGCAGGGCGGCCCAGCTCGGGCAAGACCAGGCAGGCGCGCTTTTTAAGGCTGCGCCCTGCTCTGCACGATTCGGCTATCAGTAGCTGATGGAGCGGCCCAGGTAGTTGATGGCTACCTGCACGCTGTTGACCTGGTTGCTGGTCTTGCTGGCCACTTCAGACACGGCCATGTAGCCGTAGCCGTATTCGGCACCGCCACCCGCCAGCACGCGAAACGCAACCTTGGTCTGGGTGCGCGATGTGTCCACCATGGTGATGTAGGTGGCGTTGGATGGGTCGTGCGCCAGTGTGAGCGTTTGCGTGGTGGCATTGAAGCCCGTGGGAATCTTGATGGCGTTGCGGCTGGCCAGCAGTTGCACGTCGGTGTAGCGCGGATCGCCACCCGATGGGGACACGGTCAACACCTGGGGGATATCGCTAAACGCGCTGAGCTTTTGGGCTGTGCCAGTGCCTGTGCCGGTGGCATAGAAGGCGGTGTTGCTGGTGTTCAGGCCCTGGATGCTGAAGCTGTTGGCGTCGATGGTAGTGACGCGGTAGATGGTATTGGTAGCGTCTTCCCAGCCGGAAGTGAGCAAAATTTCATCGCCTGTGGTGTAACCGTGGGCGGTGGATGTGGCAACGGAGGGGTTAGCGTTGGTCAGCGCGGTGATGGTCTTGGCGCTGGCAAAGGTGGTAGAAAATTGGAATTTGCTACCTTCGGGGAAATTGAAAGCCATGGTGTGTGCTCCAGTTGGGTTTACTAATTGAGGGTGGCGCCGTTGGCACGGTGCCGGGCTATGAAAACGATGGCGGCGCAGGTGGTTTGCTCGCCGTCCACGTCAAAATCCCAGGTGATGCTCTGCACGCGCAGGCCGATCAGCACGCCGCCAAGCGTGGGGTCGGCCATAAGGCGTGCGTGAACAGACTCAACCAGCGAGTCCACCGCCACATCGGGTGTGGTGGCTGCGCTTGACCGGGCGTAGCACTCCACGCTGATGGCGCTGGTCCAGCTCACGGGCTGACCTAGGGGGTAGGTTTGTTCTGGGCCGGGCTCCAGGCTCATAGGCTGCACCACTACGGCTTGCGTAGCGGTAGCGGCCAAGGGGCGCAGGCGCACACGGGCGATTTGCGGGGCCACGGGCGTGCCGCTGGAGAGCGCGGCCACAATGGCTGCAACGGTGGTGCTGACCATAGTGGTCATGCGGACACCTCCAGCACCAGGCGGCTTACACCGCTGCCATCGGGCTTGTGCTCGGCTACCAGATAGCTGCCAATGCCTGGGCCAGCGGTGATGAGCACCGCAGTGCCAATGGGGTCCACGGGCACCGACACGCTGGGCAGCACGATGGCGGGCTGGCTGCCAGCCATGCCCAACATGCCGACATTGCCCAGGGCGTAGTCGTTGTCAAACTGCACACCAATGCCTGCAACCCCGCCGACCGTGGCAATGCTGACGCCAATGGCGTCTACATCAAAGAAGGGGGTGAGGTCTTCGACAAACATGGCGTGCTGCTTGCGCTTAAACCGACTTCTTCACGCCGGTCATGGTGACGCCGACCACTTGCGGGCCAGTGACCACGGTGCCGACATACTTGATATAGCGGCGCACTTGCTTGCTTTGGATGACCAGGCTCTTGGTGTCTGCCGTGGTGGTGCTCTGTGTAAACACGGCACCGACTACATCGGCAAAAGAGCTGTTGTCGGCACTGTCTTGAATCTTGCCGTCCAGCGTGCCAGTGCTGACACCGTGGTTTTGCACAATGACAACGGGGCCTTCGTAGTCCAGCAGGTCGACACCGACACCGGTAGCGGCGGCGGTATTGGCTGCGGACACGGCGGCCAGCAGGGTGGCTGTGGTGCTGTTGCCGGGGAAGTTGAATTGGCTCATGTTGCGGCGCCTTCGGTGGGTGGGGTTGCGGGGGCGGCTTTGGCCTTGGGGGCCTTGGCTGGCTCGGCTGGCTCGCCGGGGATTACCTTGTTGGCAGACAGCAGCAGGGCCGCCTGTGCCTTGGTAAGCTGCAGCAAGGTTCCGAAGACCACAACCTCGCCCGCCCAATAGAAGGCGCGGGTGACGGTGTAGGGCTTGGCTGTGTCTGCAGCGAGCGGGTTTTGGGTGATGGCCATGGGGTGCGTCTTGTGCGGCACACCCGGGCTGGCTTGTGACCGGCCCGGGGTGTGGTGCTTTAGGTGATAGACGTTGCGCGGCTGAAGGCTGCGGCCTGCCGGATGCCCACATCCACCGACTGGATGGCGCGGATGCCAGTGATGGCGGCGCTGAAGTTGGCGTAAGGGTTGAGGGCGATTTCCAACATGCCCCACTCACCAATGACCACTTGGCTAAAGTCGCCAAAGATCATGGATGCAGCGGTGATGGCTGTGGTGGTGCTGGCGGTGTAGCCGCACATCTGGCCATCGAGCACAGAGCCGGTCCACAGCGGTGTGTCTGTGCTGCTGAAGCGCTGGCGTTGCATGAGCAAGCCGGCCACGGTGGGGGTGGTCAGGTAGGCGCTGTTGGGCGACAGGGCATTTGCGGCGCCTGTGTCGGTCTGGAACTCCACAATGCCTGCCAGCGCAATGGATGTGCCGGTGACAGCACCGATGCCAGCGGTAGCGCTGATGCCGGTGGGCTGGCCTGCACTGCCAGAGCCTTCAAACGCGGCCAAGTCAATGGCCAGGGCCAAGACCTTGGCCAGGTCGTTCATGACCAATTGCTCGGCCGCTGGCGTGCTTTGCAGCATGAGCTGGCGGCTGATTTCGGTGTAAGCGCCCAAGTTCTTGGGAGCCAATGCCAACTGACCAAAGGTTTGCTGGCTCTCAGTGATGGCCGTGGCTTCATTGGTGAGCCAGTAGGCTGTGGAAGCGCCTGTGAGCTTGGGGATGGCCACGTTGCCGACCAGACCGGGCAACAGCGTTGCGCCCAACTGCGCGGCACGGCTGCGGGCGCGCAGCAGGTCGATGAAGTTGCTGTCCAGCAGGTTGGTGGCAACCAAGTTGCCGCCTGCGGAGGCTGTGCCAACGGTCAAGTCACGCTTTTGCACGTCCATGGGCATGTAGAAGCCGCCATGCACGGCCTCTGGCAGGCCGGTGCGCTTCAAGATTTCGTTGTGGCACTCCAGCTCGAACTCGGCACCCTTCCATGTCTTGTCGGTCAGGGCGCGAATGGCCTTGAAGACGCTGAAGCGCTTTTGGTCGGCTTTGCTGAGGTCCAAATTGGTGACCTGTGTAGTCTGCGATGCGGTCATGGCATTCATGACGAGGCCGCGCAGTTGGTCGACTGTTTGGCCTTTTTCGATAGCCTCTTTGGCCAGGGCTACGCCGTTGAAGCGGGCAAATTGCTCGCCAATGGCTGTCATTTCTTGGAACTGCTTGCGCATGTTGTTTTCCATCGCGCGCACGTCTTGGCTGCCGATGGATGGCGCTGCGGGGGATGCTGCAGGTGTTGCAACGATTTCAGGTGTGGCTGTAGTCACGGTGGAATCCTTTTGGGTGAAAGTTGGGGGTGTGGTGGTGATGACGGGGGAATCGCCCTGGGCGCTGCGGCCTACGCCAACGGATGCGTCAGCGGGCACACTGACCAGTGACACTTCGTAAGGCTCCCAGTCGGTCACGCGGTAGGTGTCTTGGTCGTCGTTGGTCTCCACCAGCACGGCCTGGTGGATCTGGTAACCCACCGACACGTTGCGGCGGATGCCGTCTACTACGTCGCGGAATACTTCCTCTGCCCGCTCGCTTTTCCCAAAGCGAACTACAGCGCGGGCCACCCGGTCAGCGCCTAGTTGGACGGATTCAATTACGCCGATAACGTCTCTGGTGTCGTGGTCGCACAGGAGCGGCCCGCCACTGGTGAGCCTGCCCATGCGCATGGCGGTGGGCGTGCAGTCCAAAATCTCGATGCCCCACCAGCGTTCGTAAGGGCATTCGCTGGCGAAGCTGAGCTCTACGGTGCGGGCTTCTTCGTTAACCGAACTGCGCACGACGGCGAAGCCGCGCTCCAGCTTGGTGCCAGGCTTGAGCGTGGTGGGTGCCTTGCGGGTTGCGTTGACAACAGGTGCATTCATGGCACCTATGGTCAAATTTTTGGGTGTTTTTGTTCAGGCCCAATTTGGCACAAACACGGGTGTGTAGTGCTATGCGCTGGCGGCGCTGGCTGCTGCGCCTGCTGCGGCTGCCACTTGCTGTGGGCTCAGGGCGCTGGCCAGGGTTACGCCGATGCGCTCGCGCATGTCTTGCGCGGTTTTGATTTCAACCAGCAGGTCTTCGTAGTCTTCGCCCAGCTTACCGGCCACGCTTTGCGGGCTCTTGAGGCCCGCGTTGATGGCGGCTATGTCGGCCTGAATGTCGCGCAGGGGGTCGACCCAATCCCAGCGGCGGCCCTGGAAGATGTGGGCGCTGAATTTGTCGATTTTGGCCACGGGCAGCGTGGAGCCGTTGGGCAGTGCGATCTGGCCGAAGGCGAGCGCGGCCTTCATGAATTCGCCGTGCATGCGCTCCAAAATGCTGCTGGCAAACCACTCTTGAATAAGCATCCAGTTGTCGCGTTCCTCCAGCGTGCCCGAGCGGATGCTGGAGAACGACACGCCCTCCAGATCATTGGCCAGTGTGTGGTAAGCCACGCCCAGGCCGCTGGCGATGCCGCGCAGGTTGGCTTTGACAAAGTCCGCATACATGGCGGTGGGGTAGTCGGGGTCAAACGCCTGGAACTGCACACCATCGGGCAGGGTTTGGAAGGTTCCGGGGTCGGCATCCATGACGAGGCCACCATCGGCGGTGCCGTCATCGGTGCCGGTGCTGACCACCTCGGCTTGACCGTCTGGGGTGGTGAAAAACCCCATTTTGCTGGCGCCTACGCGGGCAGCGATGACGGCGGCCTCTTCATACCCGCCCAGGTTGTTGAGGCGGATCATGGCGGCGTGGGCCCATGGCATGCCGCGCACTTGCTCGGGCCGGTCGCTGATGAATTCGTGGATGATGTCTTCAGCAGGCACCACCACATGGGTGCTGAGGTTGGAGCCCACGGCGCTGTTGTAGACCTCGCCCGGGTGCTGGGTGCGCAGGTGGTAGGCGATGGGGCGGCCAAACTCGCTGACCTCTACGCCCATGCGGATGGTGTTAACGCCGGAGCCGCCCGCGCGGTTGAGGTTAGTGTCTAGCCGGTCAATGTCTAGGATGCGGAAGCCTACGCCAAAGGCATTGGCGGCGGCCTTGCCACGGATGATTTGCACCAAGCATTCGCCGTCGCGCGCCAGGGCTTTGATAAGCACCTGCAGCATGGTCTGCATGGCCATTTTGCCGGTAACGTCTGCCACGCCTTTTTTGCAAAAGCGGTCCCATGCGGACTCGATAGCGGAGTTGGCCAGGGTGTCGGGCTTGCCGGGCTGGTCATACACACGGGCTTGAAAGCGAAAGCCATTGGGGCCGACCACGTTGGTGGTGACCATGGCCAGAAACTTCTTTACATACTCGTCATCATTGGCCAGCTTGCGGGAGCGGGCGCGCACGGCGTCTAGGCTGCGGAAAATGTCGGCGTTGGCGCTGCCGCTGATGGTGGACCAGCCTTGCGTCAGGCGGTTGACCTGGGCGGCGGCGTAGTTGCGGCGCTGGGGTGGCTGCATGCTGGGGGCCATGCGCACAGGCGCGAGGCCCGCACGGTCTATGCCACCGGGGCGCTGCTGCAGCCATTTGCCCAGCACAACGCTGCTTTTGGTGGAGACATTGCGGGCGTTGTACCAGTGGGCGGGCTGCTGCTGGGCGGTGCGCTCCAGTGCGGGGGTGGCGGTGGGGGTCATCGGCTGTTGAACCTTACGGCAAGCTGGTTGCGGGGGGATAGGCCAGCGGCCAGGCGGGTGAGGTTGTCTTCACGCGCTACCTCGGCTATCAACTTGTCTCTGAAAGTTATGAAGTCGCCCGGGGTGTTGAAGGCTTGCTTGCGGCCGTTGATTTCGTAGCTCTGCAGGTAGGCTTTTGGGCCGTAGTTTTCCAGCAGCAGGTTGATGGCCTCTAGGGCTTTTTTGGCCGATGTGCGGGTGTCTAGCAGGGTGGCGCTGGCCAGGTTGGGGGCAATGGTGATGCGGCCCTGCTCCACGGTGTAGCGCTCTGTGCCCAGGGTGACGGCGGCTGACCAGGTGTAGGTGCCTGCGGCCCATGCGCCAGTGGTGGCGGCTGGCACGCTGGCGCGGTGGTCATCACCGCTGGCAGTGCAGGTGATGCTGTACTTGGCGGCGGCGTTGATAAGGGTGTAGACCAAGACCCACCCCAAGCTGGCGGGGTAGTCGGTGAGGGTTTTGGCCCAGATAACGGTATCGCCCGCCGTGATGCGGCTTGGCTCGGTGGTGGCGGTCATGGCCACGATAGTGACGGCGGGCCGCGTTTTAGTTCAGGCCCAAAATGGCACGGCGGTGCCTGCGTGGTCTACCAGCGCCGGGGTTTCTTGAGGCGCTGGGCCATGCGGCTGATGACCGGATCAGGGTAGCGGATGCGCCCGGCATTGGCCAGGGCGGCGGCGTAGTTGAAGCGGTCGGCCTGCAGCGGCTCTGGCACGGGGGGCACGTAGGGCCCGGTGCGGGTCTTGAGCAGGAGCAGGAGCATGTTTTTTAGTTGGTGTAGGCGGCGTATGCGTTGGTGAGCGTAAAGCTGGGCGTTGTGCCGCCAATGACGTAGCTGATGCGCCAGGTGCGGGGCAAGGCTGCATTGATCTGCACGGTTTGGGTGGCACCCGTTGTGAGGGCGGCGGGCGTAGCGCCTGCAACGGTCTCATTGGCTGGATAAACGTCAATGAGGATTGTGTTGCCGGTGGTGGTGATGGCCGTGGACGCGGGGCCAAAGTTTAGCCAGGTGGTGCCGCCGTCTGGGCTGATTTGCAACTGCGCGGTGAGCGTTGGCGTGGTGCCGGTGACGTTGCCGCACAGTACAAAAATCTTGGCACCGCGGGCGTTGTAGTTGGTTTGCGTGGCACCAAAGAAAGTGGCTGTTTTTGCACCGGTGTCGCCCACGGTGACGTTGGCGTTATTGCGCTCTCGGTCCCAGGTGGTGCCGTTGAAGTTCATGGCGTCTGCGCCCACCTGGGTGATGGTGGGGTTTGCCAAGGCGTCTGCCGATGCAGCGGCGGTCGGGTAGCCGGTGACTGTGGCCGTGGTCTGCACGTTGGCGGCGGTGTTGTTGCCGATCAATTGCGCGGAGGGGGTCCACGGGTCGGTGCCAATGCGGGTGAAAGCCTGAATGATGCCGCCCGTGATGGTGGTGGCGATGCGTAGGCGCAGGAATGTGCAGCGCAGCGGGAAGGTGTAGATGATGCTTGATGCGGTGGCCGTGACGGCGGCGGTGATGGGCACTGCCGTGGTGAGCGCAGCATTGAACACCGGGAGCGCCACCCAGTTGGTGCCATCGTTAGATTGCTCAAAAATGAATGTGCCGGCCGTGCCGGTGGACACCACTTGCACCGACGCCGTGCGGTAGCCTGCGACGGTGAGGCCCGTACTGCCAGCCACGGGGCCCAGTATGTTGTTGACGGTGGCGGTTTGGGCTGATGCGCCGGTAAGCACCAGTGGCAGCTCAGTAACGGGTTGGATGCCGCTGGAGTCGGAGTCGCCCAAGTCGCCGTATGCGGTGTTTAGGCTGAATGTGGTTGTTGTGGATGCGCCAGTGTTGGTGGCTGTTACCTGCACATAGTTGCCGTTGATGGTGAAGCTGCGGGCAAAGCCCGTGCCGGCTGCCACGTAAAAAACAATATCGGGCACGGCGCGAGTGCCTGCCAGGTCGATATATTGCTTGACGGTGAGCGTGATGGGTTGGTCGCTCGTCATCAGCAGGGAAATGCTGGGCTGATCTAGCGCCGTTTCAATGACACCAGTGAACGTGGCGGCTGCAGCCAATTGCGCCACGCTGGTGTTTTGCGTGCTGAATTGGAAGATGGTGGCGTTTTTGCTGGTGGGCAAATTGGCCGGGGCGCTGATGGGCACCGGGGTGGCGCGCATCTGCGCGTCTGTGATGCCTTGGGCCACCATGTTGGACACGGACACGGCACCGCCGACCGTGACAGTCTCTAGGGCCGTGAGGCTGTTGGAGTCCAGCGCAACAGTGCCAGCAATCGCGCCAGTGTTGACGGCGGTGGTTTTGGTGTTGAGCGCTTCGGCGGCTACCTTGATGGCATTGGCTGCAGTGAGCAGCGCGGCCAGGGTGGTTTGGGTGGCGAAGTCTAGCGGCGTGCCGGTGGTGGGGTCTACCACGGCGACGGCTTGGGTTTCCACGGTGTCTGGACCCTCGGTGCGCTGGAAGGTGTCAATCTTGCGCGTAGCGTCGGCCGCGTCTTTGATGGGTACAGTGCTCATGGCACCAATGGTGCTGAGCGGGGCGCTGTTTGTTCAGGCCCAAAATGGCACGGTGGCGGGCTACTTGTTGCCCAGCATGCGGTAGCCGGTGCGGCGGCTTACGCTGGCCATGGCGAAGATTTCGGACATGGGGCGCTGCTGACGCAGGCCGTGGGCCAGCAGGGTGGCGCGGGTTACGCGGCTGAGTTGCTTGGCGACGTAGGGCTTGGCACCGCCCCACTCGCTGCGCACTTCGCGCTCGATGGTGAGGCGCACTTCGGCGGGGGTTTCTGGCAGGTGGTTTGCCAGGCGGGTGAGGAAGTCGTCAACGATATCGGCCATGTTTTATCACCATTTCTTGATCCAGCCGGCTCCTTTGCGGGGGAGCGCGGGCAGTTTGCTTGGCCGTGCCATGGGGGCGTGCACGGGTTTAGCGTCTGCTGGTGACTGGGGCGGCTCGTTAACCGCCTGGGTGTTTTGTGGGTTTTCATCCACCGCGACAGGGCCTATTGTCGCACCGTTGTTGTCAAGGGTCAATATGGCATTTTTGCCAGCGCGGGCTAGGATGATGGCCTCGATGCGGTCCCAGTCGGCACGGGTTAGGCGGTGCAGGCGCACCTCGGGGTGGTGGGCGGCGGCGTAGCTGTAGACCCAGGTGTCGAGCGGTTCGTTGCGCGCGCCGCGGCGGTTGACGAAACGGTTTTTTCGGGGGTCGTAGGTTTCGGACACCAGGCCGGGGAAGTATTCGCCGGGCAACTGGTCGGTGAAGTGGGTTAGGCGCTGGTCTGGGGCCTTGTCGGCATCGGTGCTGAGGCGGCTGTAGAGCCAGTGTTTAATGCCTACGGTGCCCACATGGTGGACCATGACGCCGCGTTTGTCGCTTCTACCCTTCCAGTCCACATCGTGCAGCTTGCCTTTGGACAGGACCGGGGCGTTGTTGGGGATGGCACCGAAGATGGCCAGGGGGCGCTTGGTGCGGCGGTCGCGCACGTAGGCTTTGACGGCCTCTGTGCGGTGGCCACCAGCGTCGATGGCGACGGACTCCACGCGCATGGTGGCGCCACTGGCGTGGAGTATGGGAGTGTTGAGCAGTTCGGTAAGGGCGGCCCAAACGTCATCACTGGCGGGGTCGCCGGGTAGCTCTACATAGTCCAGCGTCCAGAACGCCATGCCACGGCCCCAGCCGGTGATGTGGACGGCCAGGCGGTTGTCTTGGGTGTCGACACCAGCGGTGATGACCAGCACGCCATGGGGGGCAACGCGCACGGGGTAGGACTCGGCACGATCGGCAATGGCGTTGTGCTTGACGTTGCGCATGGCGGCGTCTTCCCAGCCGATTGCCTTGCGGTCGTTGGTGAAGGTTTTTAGGCGGGCGGGGTCGCCTTGGGCGTCTAGCCAGGCTTGGGCCATTTCGATCCAGCGGGGGCCAAGGCCGAAGCGGTAGTGCAAAAAGCTGGCACGGTAGCCACGGATCTTGCGGCCGGGGAATGTGGGCACCCAGTGGCCACAGTCGGCCATGGTGTCTTTGTGGTGTTCGTCAATGTCGGCACCGCACTCTGGGCAGGTGACCCATGCGCGGGTGACTTTGCCGTCTAACCCAACGGACCAGTGGAAGCCCTCCCAGGTGAGGGTGTGCATGTGGTCGCAGTGCGGGCACGGTACGTGGTAGTGGCGCTGGTCGGAGTTGTCCCACTTGGCCTCCAGGCGTGACTGGCCAATGATTTCGGGGGTGCCTACGCTGGCGCGTTTGTAGGTGCTGGGGAATGCGCTATGCCGGCCGTCTAGCAGGGCGTCGGGGTCGTCCCCGGTTTTTAGGCTGCTGGCGAAGCTATCGAACTCATCGGCCAAGACCAGTTTGGCGCTGGTGGATTTGAGGCGCTTGGCATTGCCTGCGTGCTCGATGTAAAGCTGGCCGCCTGCAAAGTCTTTGAAGCCACGGGTGTTGCTGGCGTTGCGGCTGCTGGTGCTGGTGAGGGCGGCGGTGCAGGCGCTGGTTTCTTCCAGTAGGGGGTTGAGTTTTTGGTTGATGAATTTGTCTTGGGAGACCTCGCCCGGGAGCACCACCATGATGGGGCCCGGGTTTTCGCACATGGTGTAGCCGATGACGTTGGTTTCAAACTCGCTCTTGCCAAACTGGATTGGGAAGATGCAAACCACCTCTTGCACCGGGCTGCGGGCGGACATGCAATCCATGGGCTCGCGCAGCATGGGGGTGCGGTCTGTGACCCAGCGGCCGGGGATGGCGCTGGCCTTGCTGCTGAGGATGCGGTTGGCATCGGCCCATTGGCTGACGGTGAGCGGCTTGCGCGGTGCGATGGACCGGGCGGCAGAGGTGAAGAGGCCAGCGGCTTGCATGGTGTTAGAACTCGCCTCGGCCGAGTTTTGACAGGGCTTCGCTGGCGGTCTTGAGGGCGTGCTCTACTTCTGCGCCCAGGGTGGACTTGATCTGCGCTTCGTCGCTGGTGGCGGCGAGGATGGGGGCTAGGTTGTAGGGGATGCCCTCCAGGCTGGTGCGCAGCACGGTGATGATTTCGCTGAGCACGGCGCGCACGTCGGATGCCTCTAGCAGTTCTTTGCAGAGCTTGCGGTAGGCGGCTTCGGCCTCCATGGCGGCAAAGTGTTCGCGCTTGGCTTTGGATAGCTGGAAGTTGTATTGGCCTTGGGCGGCTGGGTCTGCATCGGCGGATGGGTCGGCGGGGTCATCTGCCTGGGCGCGCTGGGGTGGCTCATTTGGTGAGCCCCCATCGGGCGGCGGTGGTGATGCTGCAGCGGCCGCGCGCGCGGCGGCGTGGCGGTCGGCTACGCCTTGTTTGCTGGGGTCTTTGCCAGCGCGGAAGGCGGCCAGGCTCTCGGCTTTGAGCCAGTGTTTGCCATCGGTGGCGCGCACGGCACGGCCGTTTTTCTCCAGCTCGTTGATGTAGCTGGGGGACTTTGCGCCGATGAGGTCGGCTAGTTGCTGGCGGGTGATGTGGTTGGGGTCGGTCATATCAATCCCCGCAGAAGCACGCAATGGCTTCTTCTTGTGGGTCGAACATATCGTTTTGGTCGGCTGCGAACTGCGCCATAGACGCATAGCTGGGCCGATCTGAGCGGAATACTGCGCCGCTTGGCTTGCTTGCCAGTGCCTCCATCTTGGCCCACCAAATTGCACGGATTGGCTTTTCTGCGATTAAAGATAGGACTTGCGCCCCCCCCCTTCAAAAAGCACAAATCACAGTTTCCGTGCATCGTCACGCCGTTGTTATTGGGCAAATTCAGGTCAAACGGCTGGGCTTTCCAAAAAGCTCCAACGTCCTCTTTCCTGACTCCAGCGGTTACCAGTGGAATGCGTGACTTATCAGCAATCTTTGCGGCTCTGCGTTGCTCGTCTGCCCTCATGCCGATCATGCTCATGTTTTCGGCTTCTGTCTTTGTGTCTGCCATGCCAAGGGTTAGCAGGTATCTCCCAATCGGGCGGATCTTTAAATCTATGGTGCAGAACCGTGTAACGGGGTTTGGTAGATAGTTGCGCTTGCGAATCAGGGCTTCAAAAGGCTCTCCGTTGCGGCTTGCCGTTTCAAATGTCACAACTTCGAATTTTGATTCGGTATCGCGGAACTCAAGCCACGTGATAGGTACTAGCCAATTTACAGCACAGTCGCGAACAAATTCCAGCGTTTCCTCGCACTCTTTTCCAGTGTTTGCAAAGCAGACAACAGCGTCATCGGGCAATCCGCCATTGCTTTGCAATACACGCCAAAGCATGTATGCACTGGTTCGTCCACCGCTAAAGCTGATGCAGGTTGGACCGGTGATTTTGAATGGGTCGGTCATCGGGCACTTGCCAGCGCTTTGGCCAGCTCTGCATCAAAGGCGGGCGCGAAGGTTTTGGACACCACTTCATTGCCAACGCGCTCCAGGTTGATGAATTGCCGGTATGCGCCGGGCGCTATGAATAGCACCATTGGGCTCAGGGCGCTGCTGCTGCCGGTTTCGATGCGCTTGTAGATCCCAGGGTGTTTTTTGGATCGGTCACCAGGCAGGGCGACAAAGTAGCCGACTGCTTTTTGCGCTTTGCCTGCACCAGTGCGGCGGAAGACGCGCAGGTTGGTGCGCTGGGTGCCGATGACGCCTAGCATTTCGGTCAGGGCGTTGCGGCGCATGTTGCCGTAGCTGTCCAGCGGCATGCCTGCGCCGGGGGCGATGTTGTAGCCTGCTGGCAGGATGCCACGGGAGCGCAGCCAGCCTTCGATTTTTTTGTATTTGCGCTGGCCGCCGGTGAAGAGGTGGGCCAGGGCTTTGGCGTAGGGGGTGCCGCCTTCTGGGGTGTCGGTGCGCAGGTTGACTTCGGCGGTGAGGCTGGTTTTGTCGGCCTTGGTGACGCTGAAGGCGCGCAGGGTGTAGGCGGTGGCTCCACCTTTGAAGGTGCTGGCCATGTCGGTCTTGAGCCGGGCGCTGATGCCAAAGGCGGTGGTGTTGATGGCCCGGCTGGCGGCGTAGTTGACTTGCTTGGCCTGGGCGGCGAGTCGGGCCTGGGTTTCTTTGAGGCCGGTGAGTTGGATGTTGATTTTCAATTCAACCTCCCATAGCAGTGAAACAGGTGGGGGCTTTGGCCGCCACCGCAGAGGGGGGAGATGCTGCGAAACCGGATGGTATACGTGGCAAAACTATCCCCCACAAGTCGATAGGGATGCTCCGCCACCAAGACTTCGTTATGGTCGGTGTTGACCGACAGCACGCGTCGCAGCTCTCCTTTGCTGTCGACGTCATAAATCGAAACTCCTGGTTCAACGTTAGCGTATGTGTACTGCATGCTGACTCCTTTAATCGCGTTTTGAGGCGTTCAAGCCATTGACCGCATCCAGACCACCAGCCACGAACGATTCGGGGCCGGTGAGCGTGATGCTGAGGGCGCGCAGGCCGGGGAAGAAGTCCTGCGCCTGCAGGTGTTGCACCAGGGCGTGGAGCTCGGGCCAGTTTTTAACGGTCTGCTGCATTTCGCGGGCGTTGTCAGGGGTGCACCGGATGGTGCGGCTGGCCTGTGGCGCCGGAGGTTTAGCGGTCTCTCCCATTTTTTTACTTTCAAAAGAATGAATAAAGTAGTCGGGCGCGAGCGCGTGGGTGTCTGTGCCGGGTGTGCCGGAGCCTGTGCCGGGTGACGTGTGAAAAAACGTATATGAATCAAGCATGTGCCGGGTGTGCCGGGTGTGCCGGGTACATATACGCATGTGAGCGTGTTTGTGTGGTGTGGTGGCGGTGCTGTTTTTGCTTGTGCGTGCGTACGTAGGAGACCCGGCACACCCGGCACAAGAGTGAAAGACCCGGCACAAAGCCCGGCACAGACCCGGCACATCCGGCACAAAGTGGGTGGTTTGAGTGGTCATGCGTGGACCCCGCTGGTGTTTTTGTAGTCTTTGGCGGCTTGCTTGAATATGTCGACACGGTCGGCCAGCCAATCGGATTCGTTTTGACCGGTTGGCGCTTCGTGGCCACCCGGCAGGTGGAGCACGCGGGCGGGGTTGCCGGTTCCGCCGATGCGCTTGCGCTCCACCCTGCCCTGGTGTTTGCGGTCTACAGCGTTCATGAACTTGGGCTGGTTCAGTGCCTTGAGGCCCTGGCGGCGGCACCATTCGCCATAGAGGTCGTAGAAGTCTTGGCTGAGGCAGGGGGTTAGCAGCTTGGGGGCGCTTTTGGCGGGGAAGCCTTCCACGTCGCCCTTTTCAAAGGCCAGGACGAAACGGCTTGGGCTGTCCAGGCTTTGGTCGATGAGCTCGCGCTTGGCGTCGGTCATGGGTGGCTTGCTGCTGGGGCCGAAGTCGCCCAGGTCTAGGTGCAGCAGGTAGTGGTGGAGCGCTGCACCGCCACCGTTTTCCAGCTCGGCCTTGAGGCCGGTGTAGAAGTCTGGGCTGAGTTTCTCGGGGGTCCAGATGACGGCGTGGCGGCGGTCGTCTTGCTCCACGATGGTGGGCATGGCTTCGTTGGACAGGAAAACCATGTTCACATGGTTGCGCTCGTCGTAGGCGGCCATGTTTTTGGGGTTGATGCGGATCCACTCGCCGGTGATGAATGCCTTGAGTTTGTTTTTGACGTGGTAGAGGTCAGACCGGGCTACCACTTCGTCAGCAATGAGGAACAGGCGGCGGCTGGCCCAGTCGTTGAACTTATCTTCGATGGCGCTCTGGTCGATGATGCGGCCGTAGCGTCCATAGATGCCCATGATGGCTTCAAAGAACATGTTCTTGCCGGTGCCTTGGGGGCCGTGCACTACGATGGTGGTTTGCATCTTGGCGCCTGGGTGCTGGATGGGGTAGGCCAACCAGCGGATGACCCACTGAAACAATTCCTCGGGCTTGCTCTCTTTGGCGCACATGTAGCGCAGCAGGTCGACCAGGTGCTCACAACTACCAGCCACGGGTGTGGTGGGCCAGCCGCTCCACAGATTGCAGTGAATGTCTTTGTCAGAGCAGGCGGGGTCAAAGCCTACGTTTTCAATACGGGCGATCTGGCGCTCGGGGTGGTCTGACCATTCGCGGTGGATGAATCGGCCCATGCACAAGTCGCGCATGTCTGACAGGGGCAGCAGGCAGTGTTCTTGGTGGTCAAACACGGTGCCGCCTTGGCCGTAGACGAGGGCATAGCGCTCCAGCAGTTCGTCCACGGTTTCGATGGGGCGCAGTGGGTCTTTTGCCGCTACCCCGCCCCCCTGTGGTGTGGCTGCCCGCTTGGCAGCAGGGTGCCAGTTCAATGCCGTGAGGCGGGCTTCGATCTGGACGCGGATAACGTGCAGGCCCTCGAGGGCGTGCAGGTCGTTGAAGTCTGTGAGCTTGGTGCCTTTATCAAGCCAGTCGGCACGGCGCTTAGGCTCATCCGAAAAAGTAGGTATGTGCCATGCGCCGCCAACTTCCAGAGAGGCTGCGCTTGCGGTCGCAATACCAGCGTTTTGGGCTTTGTGAGGCTTGCCGCAATGGGGGCAGTTTGGGCCGTCAGCAACCCAAACACGCAGACCACATTCAACAGGGTGCCCACGGCTTGCCGTTTCGGCATCATTTACCGCGTGACATTTTTGGGTTATGTCATCGTCTGCGCAGATCAGAAGCTGGGCGGTTTTGTAGCGGGTGTGCAGTGCGGCGGCTACCGGTGCCAAGTTGCCAGCATCGAAGGCAACGGCCACGGGCAGGCCGGTGGCTTCAAACAGTGTGGCGGCGGTGGCGTAGCCCTCGGCCACCAGAATGACAGCAGCGCCAGCAGCCATGCCCAGCAGGTGGAAGTGGCCTTTCTTAATGAGGCCCTTGGGCCAGAATTCCTTTTCGAGCAGCTTGCGCGGTGCGCCCTGCCCTGCGGCCTGTGCGGCTGCAGCCTCGCCCGGGGCCTTGCGTGGAGCCCGGCCGCGAATGATCTGCAGGCCGTGGATCTTGCCGGCCACATCCAGCATGGGAATGACCATGGCGCCGGATGGGCTGTAGCGCACGCCGTGGCCGCGCACGCCCTTGCGGTGCAGGTATTCGCAGTCGCCGTCTTCGGTGCACTTTTTCCAGGCTGCGCTGGCGGCCAGGGCGGCGCGCTCTGCATCGGCTTTGCGTGCGGCGTCGGCCTTGCGCTTGTCTTCGGCCAGGCGCTTGCGCAGGCTGTCGCGCTGCTCGGCGCTGAGCTCGTTCTTGGTAATTTCCACCTTGGTGGCGTTGTTGACAGCGCCACGCCAAACGCCGTAGCTGCCAACGATCAACTCGTCACCGTTGGCCAGGCGCATTTCGTGCAGGTGATACCAGCCGCGCCGCTCGGACTCGCCCTGCACTTTGCAGCGGCGTAGTTTTCCGATCTCCAAACTGTCGACTAGCAAGCCTGCAGCGGTCAGTTGCCCCAGCACATCATCGTAGTTGCTGCTCATTCGTGGTGTCTTTTTTTTGGTTTCAGGCGTCAGTAACTTGGCGATTCACTGCTTACACAGAAAAAGGGGCGCGCATTACCCGCAATGGGAAAGGTGTGGGAGTACCTTTCGGGGGGGCCCTGCCTTCGTCAGCGACTGACGCGCACCGACTGACACAACAGAGCCAAAGCCCTGCAGTTTTCCGTTGGGGGTCGGGGCGTGCGAATGCATGGCGCTCATGCCGCTGGAGGCTTGGGCATCATGCTGCGCACCTGCGCAAGCACGGCATTCAAGGCGGCCATCAACTCGGCTGCTTGGCGCTCACAGTCCTGCATTTCATTCGGTGTGACCTTGCCATCGGCCACCGCACCGTTGATGCTGATAAGCACATCGCCAAACTCTTTGGCCATGTGCATCACCTGCTCCATGGTTGTGGCTTTGTTTTCACAGCTCAGGTCCAGGAATACGCCACCCAATGCTGCACACATGGCCTGGGTGATGCGCTTGTCTTGGCTGACCTCTTGCATGGCCACCGCCTCGCGCAGGGTCAAGTGGTGCGTGTCGTTGTTCAGGCTCACCTTGTGGGCCAGCGTGTTCTGGCTCATTCCAAGGCGCTGCGCCAATGCAGGCACACCACCAGGGAACGCGCTGGCTGTGTGATAGGCCGCATCGCTTACATCCAACCCAATGGCGGATATGGCGAGTGCGTTGCCATTGTTTTGAAGCGACGATGTGCGGACACTAATACCCATGAAGGCCACCTCTTTAATCAAAAAAATGCCTGCCAGGTGCGCGAACACCGGGCAGGCGAAGGGCCACTCTCAGAAACGAGTTAGTAGCACCACGAAAACAAAAGAAAACCCAACCGCACATGCCTCAGGCCCCCTGATTAGCAGCGTCTATTTGCTTGGCACTGTCACCACTCACCGTACCGAATGTCTCGCGGCGTCCACCTTCGGGGTCTATGGCGTCGTGCTCACGGCGGGAGTCATGGCGGCGGATGGTTCCGGTTCGGTAAATTTCTGGTTTTGCTACGTTTTTAGTAGCTTGATATACAGCATTGGTGGGGGCTTTTACCTGCGCAAGGTCAAGCATGCTGACCTCTCCCGCCGTAATGCGTTCGATCTGAATGGCCTCCACCAGAGACACCCGGCGCACGCCGTGTAGCCAGTGGTTGACCTTGCCTTGACTAACGGGTGGAACCAGCTTTTTTGCAAATTCAGCCTGAGTAATGCGGTTGGCTTTGAGGTAGTCGCGTAGGTTCATAAGTCAATAACAATCTGTTTTGGATCATTCTAATATGGATTATTTGATTCGTAAATATGTTTCGTATATTCCGTTTCGTATTGGAACGAGGGAAACTCTTTGCATGGAAAACTGGAGAGATAGAGCCAATCGGGCCCGAAAAGCGGCTGGGATAACTCAGGAAAGACTCGCGGAGTCCCTGGAAATGACGCCCGGTGGTGTCCAAAAGTGGTTAGCGGGAAAAACCCAGCCGACGCTCGAAGACATCAACCGCATTGCAGTCATTCTTGGTGTAGCACCCGCCTGGCTTACCCATGGCCTGGATCCTGACGACATGCTCAACGGCATAAGCGAAGAAGCGCGCACCACACTGCGGCGGTTTATCCAGGCCGAGCGCAAAGAACAATCGCCCAGCACACTGTGGGCCACGCTTAACAGCATCGCCGATCTGTCACTCGGCGCAAATCCACCCAGGGAAATCAATGACCACACCGAGGCCAGAAGAATCTCAGACTTACTCGAGCGGTCTTAGCGCCGCCTATTACGCCAAAACCCCACCGCGCACCCACAAAGTTGCAAAACTAGGGCACGTGGCGTATCTGGGTTTTTTGGAATGGATGAGCAACGAAGACCTGCACCATGGCCTGGTACACGCCGCCGAAATAAACCACCCAACCCACGGCCGAATGGAGGTGTGTGCCAAGCTGTTCCCATCTGCCGGCCCAGGCCACCGTGGCTTGATGAATGAAACCACAGGCTGGCTTATTGCAAATTTGATGGGCGTAAAACAGCCCAGCTCCGCTGCCATTGTGAATATTCCCCTTGCAAAGCTCAAACCACGCAAGGGATGGCTACGTGATCTACCACCCAACGTGACCCACTGGCCAGCCTTTTGCAGCGAGCGGCTTCAGGCCAAGAGTGCGGTTGTGCAGTTCAACAACACACTGACCCCGATCATTACCAAAGAAATTTGCGCCTGGCAGCAACTGAGCATGACCATCTTCCTCGACGAGCAATTGGCCAACGCTGACAGGCATTGCAACAACTTGCTGCGCCTGGGCCCCAAGGATTTTGCGGTCATCGACCACGACCGGCTAGTCTGTGAGAAGCCGAGCGACCAAGACTGGAGCTTACAGAGCCTCAACCCAGAACGCCTATTTGAGAACCAATTGCACAGCCGCATTGCCGGTGGGAATGGGGTTAACCTCCACGACCTGTGGGCCATAGAGTACCTTCCGATGCGGTTGCATGAACATTGGGGCGAGTTAACCTACTGGGCACAATTGCTATTGCCGGATGCTACAAGCCGCCAAGGCTGGCTGGACTTTGTAAAGACACGCGCCTGGCTGATTGACGACCTTATGCGCAAAAGATTAGGTATGCTTCACGGCGACCTAGCTGAACGCCCTACACCCGAAAAATACGCCGTCCGGTTCCAAAATGTCATTGACTTCTAACATGTTCGACGATGCAGTGCCCATGGATAAACCCATGGTGACTGGCAAATGGTGCACCATCCGTGTGCATCCGGACATTGTTACCGGCGAAGTGATCAACATTGGCGTGGCATTTTCCGCAGCACGTGGGCAACCACTATTTCGACTTATACCCAATGCCCGCGGATTTGAATGTTTATATGGCCCACATGGTCTGGAGCAATATGGATTTTTGCTGCGCGCTATGCAAGAACACCTTGCACAAGCTCAAAAGGCGAGCGACATTCTCCCCGTGAGCCAGCAAATTAGCCTGAGCCCGTGGCGTGAAACCGCCGGCAATTCGGCGCTGGAGATTGTTGAACACCTGTACGCCAGAATGGTGCACATCAACTGCAATGTGGCCGACAAGCCCAAAGCAGATTCCTACAGCGTCAGCACGGCAGACTTTAGAACCCGGGTAAAGGCTACGTTTGCAGCGGAGGTTACCAGGCAACTATTCCGTGAAGACCCGGTGGTTGTGAAAGCACCCGACGGAAAAGCACACTACTTGGACATGCCTGTTTGGCTTGAGAAAGTAGGGTTTTTCCCCCGCTTTACATACGGAACAATGGTCTCTTGCCACTACAAGAGCGATGTCTACCGCAAGGCGGCGCTGGGGCCTGCCTGCCAACACATGACCGTTGCTATAGACCACTTTGCACAGCACAGTGGCACGGGTTTTCTCATTGCGCTGCGCCCGCCTGATGGGGCCCCCGGCTTTAGCCAGAGCGATTTTTCAGCCATTGAGAATGAAATTGACGACCTGACCTGGCCTTTTCAAAAAAGCAAGCAAGTGCGAATGCATGTAGCCCATAGCACTGAGGAAGCAGCGAGACTGATTGACGAAATCGTTTCGTAATTTCGCAACAGAAAAGTCATAAATGCAATCCTTCTATCGTTCATTCTCTTTAGCCGGAGTCGCGCTTTGTGTCACAGCCCACGCAGCCGAAGTTGACAAAGGCACTCCATTGCAGAGATACCAGAGCACGGTTAGTGCTGGCGCGATTGCGTGTAGCGCGGAGCGGTCTCAGGCTGCCAGTATTGCAGCGACCAAGAAAAACGGTAGCGAACGTTACGATTTGCCTGAACAAGTTGAACCAGACTGGCGAGGTTGCATAGTCAAAAACAAGGCCCAGATCAAAGCTGAGTACGAGGCCGCGCTAAAAACAGTCAAAAAGTTGCCCGCAAAGGCTGCTCTAAAGGAGCACCTTGTTGCCGCTATTGCCCAGCTTGATGGGATTACCCCAACTGCAGACGAATTGAAAATTGACTACACCCGTCGTCAGTCTGCAAACAGCACCATCCTTTCCGATAAGTGGACAAGGTTTGAGATCGAACAATAGTCCTACGCCAATCACCACGAACTGACCATCTACGGATGGTCTTTTTTTTGGCCAAAAATAAATAATCTGTTTTGGATTGACAAAGAATAATCTGTTTTGTACTATTTCCGTACTTTCACAAAAAGACGGAGAAAACCATGCAGACGATTACGCTTGGCGGCCAGCCAAAAAAACACAACGCCAGCGGGCTTGTCAGCCTGGTTGGCATCCATAACGGCGTCCCTACCACCACATCATTGGCGGTCGCCTGCCACTTCAATAAACCGCATGGCGATGTGCTCAAACGCATCCGGGCGCTGGCTGTCGAGGTTGGCGAACGTCAAGGATATTTTTCCCCCACGTTCACGCACGTAGTTGGACCAAACGGTTCTGTACGCCAAGAACCTGCGTTCACATTGAACCGCGATGGCTTCAGCCTGCTGGCTATGGGCTTCACGGGGAAGAAGGCATTGCAGTTCAAACTGGACTACATCGACGCTTTCAACCAGATGGAGCGCACGCTGCTGGCACAGGCCAACCGCAGCCAGGGTCCAGAGTGGCGCCAGATCCGCCAGGAAGGCAAGCAGGTGCGCCTGGCCTGGGGTGGCTGCGTGCAGGAGTTTGTGGCCTACGCCCGCACCCAAGGCAGCACACATGCCGACAAATACTTTATGGCCATCACCAAGATGGAGTACGCGGCGCTGGAGTTGGTAAAGGCGGCATCAGACAAGAATTTCCGCGACAGCCTGGACTGCTTTCAGCACGGTCAACTGACGGTGGTGGAAATGGCAGCGCAAAAGGCTCTGATGCAGGGAATGGCTGCTGGTCTGCATTACAAAGACATTTACCAGCACTGCAAAGCTGCCTGCATGGAACTGGCTGCATCGCTGCGCAAGTATCTGCCGGCTGCGGCAAATGCTTCGCACATGCGGCTGGCGAGTGGGGTTGCAGCATGAACGCATCCACCATACAAGAGCGCCACGCGCTCACTCAGGAAGATCGCGACGCCAAGCGCACTGAAAACATTTACCTGATCCTATTTTTAGAAGCCGAGAGCAGCGCCAAAACGCTCAGCAATCAGCGCAACACTATTTATAGACGCAACCGATACAAAGATACGACATACACAGATGCTCTGTGGAGAGGCTACTGCGCACTGAATGACCAGGCAAGAAACTATGCCAGACAGTTAACAGAAGACGGGAAACTGCTGTTTGCATTTGCAGGAACAACCGCACTACAGGGGTTCGACCTGTGAGCCACGCTACAACCACCATTACCAACTGGCTGCTGGCCCTTTCGATAGTGGCCCTCTACGCCGCCATGCAGACTCTGGACGGCCCAAGCGATGCGCAGGCGCAATGGGACCAGTCTGCAGCGTTGCAAGACGCTATCAAAAGCGAAGCTACACAGGCACGGTTTACGAGGGCTGCGGCACAAATTTGCGGCAACGGTAGCTGGACGCAAGATGCAGATGGTGCGGTGCGCTGCCACATGCGCAAGCCTCGCGGTGCAGGCGTGGTGCTCACCAGCATGGATGCGGTCGGGGTGCATCCATGA